CTTCCCAATAGAGTTTTTAGCTCTATTTCCACTCGAGGTTAAGTTCTTTCGAACAGATCCTCGAGAACGGCTTGCCACCGTTCCCAATCAAGCCCGTAGTCACGTGACTCGTAGCTTGATGAATCATGCCACTCCCAAGAGGGGGCAACACGACGCTTTGTTCGGTACCGCACGAACTCCTCCCGGAGTCCGATTGATGCCGAATGAATCGATCCCTGTAAGAAGCTAACCAACAACCCTTCCGGGTTATAGGCTCGCAACTTGCATCCTCTTGGCACGACAACGCGCCCCTCCTTTATGCGGATCTTTCTCGGCTTCGGAACGCGAGCCCAGTAAACCTGGGACTGCGTCTCGACGTCGAAAAGAGGATCCACTAGAGAAAGGGGCACGTGGATGCCCGAGCTAAAATCCTCCCACGGTGGGACGAAAAGGGGCTCAACTGTGTTGAGCAAATACCTGATCGTCTTTCGCAGGCGGATTCCGGTCTTTGTCGAAAACCGGGCAAGTAGGTTAATCACAGAGTAGCGAGCTTCCGGTGTCCTTAACGTTTTCACGTAGACACCACGGATATCTGACCCCATAAAGAAGTCAGAACCGCATGACTCGCGGAACGGTCCTTCGACGAAGGACTTGTCCTGGTTAACCTTAAAGCCAAGGAGCGTTAAGATGCCGACTACATCCGAGGCGCAAGCCTGCGGACATATAATGTCGTCACCGAAAACACTCCAGAGCTCGCTGGCTCGTGTCGAAGAGGAGGGTATTCCCCTCCACTGAAGACACGCCAGTACAACGGCCGAGAAGATAATGGTCTGCAGTGGGAATGTGAAACCATTTCCCATTGTGGAGACCATATGCAACTCGACAGTACCACGCCCCTTAACCTCAACCGCGGGAGCCCGATATCGCTCTAACTCGTAAAGAAACGAGCTAGGGAGAAGATACCGGAGCATCTTTAGGCTGATGGAGTCGGAGGCACTACTGAGATCTAGCGTTGCTAGAGAATTAGTAATGCTCCCTAGGCGTGCGAGTGCCCGATTCTTGAAAGGCTGGCTCTGTAGGGATATGCCAAACATCCCATGGAGTCGCTTTTCTAAGATTCTGCCCAAGCCTAACTGAAATAAACCATTCAGTGTAGGCTCGATACAGATACATCGGGAAATCTCGTCGTTCTTCGGAACAAAGCTAAGACGACTACTTGGCACTACATAGGGGTCTCCATGAGAGGTAACGCGGCATTTTTCCGCCTCCTCCCAATATGGAACCCTCGAGATGTAGCTCCTATACCATCGGTATAGACTGAGATCAGAAACAGAGAGGGGACTCGAGAACAACTTCGTGTAGAAGTCGTTCCCGTGACAACCAATCGTAAGGCCCGGCCCTAATGCGCACTGGTCAAGTACGTAATAGGGCGAGTCAACGAGAGGGTAACCCTCCTTGTGCCAGAAGTCATCTAGGATCCGTCTTAAAGACCCTAGAATAACCTCCGTCTTCGTATCTAGCGAGGATACGTCTAACGACCAGTCCCCGCATGCAGCGTTGCACGCGAGAAACTTTTCTTGGGCTCTGGCGTCTGTGTCTTTCGACCTTCCTGTGCTCAATTTCTTGAGCAGGGAGGTGGAGACTGACACAGCAGCAGCCTGTCGGATCGTCATACCAGGCCAGAAGTCTCCCGAAATCGGGAGCCCCTGGTCCAGCAGATCTTCAGTCAAGTACTGTTGAAGCGCGAAAGGCGAGATGGCCATATCGTGTCCTTCAGCAAATGGAAACGCTACGGGAAGCCCTTATAGGCATCCGGTAGTACCCTGATGACAAAAGCCAAAAAGGCGATTGTCGTCAGAAAGGAGATGATGAGTCTCCAGTGCCAACGATCGTGGTTCATGGGATCTCCTTAGACCGCGGGACGTTTATGCCAAGCGTCAAACAGCTTGAGCATAGCGTCACCGTAGTCAGAGGGAAATTTCCAAGACACGGCCGAGTCATAACCACCATTGGTGATATATGACAGAGCCATCCTGCGCAGTTCGCACTGCCAGTAGTACCTGTCGCGGGACCTCTTGAAAGAGGCACACCGCACCAGGACAGCTGACAGAGCGTCCGCCAGATTGGCGTCTCTCATTCCTCGAGGAAAGGTCGAAAACGCGCCGGAATCTCTTGTTAGAGATGCGACGAGCTTCTCCCAGTCACTGAGGGCTTTGACAGCTTTCAGATCGACAGTCGAGATAGACATATACAATCCTTTGGTTGCAAAGCAACCGTGAGGTTTAGAGGACGCCGGTCAGTAGCGTGTCCGCGAGGTCCGCCGACTCTTCAGTCAGCAGGCCCACGAGGAACGATACCAGGGCACGAACGTTATCGGCATCGTACGTTTCCATTCCAGCCGGGACATCGATCGTCAGACGCGCGATGGCCACAGCGGGAACGTCAGCAGCACAGTCACCACCCTTGCGGATGATGAGCTTGTACTGATTGTTGGGGACCGAGCCACGAAGACCGGTCAGCGGGTTCGGGGCCGGGAGTGATTTGATCACACCCGGCTTGTAGAACGTCGCCGTGAAGGGCTTCGAGGCACTGTTCGCATCAGCATTGCCCTGCGTACCGCCTAAGGCGGACACAGTTTTCTGCTTTGCGTTCACCACCGGCGCCGTGTCGTCCACCAAAGTATAGGTGGGCGACGTGAGGCCAGTGACGGTCGCACCCGTTGTGCTTGAATCGGGACTCCATGACATAGTCATGTACTCCTGGTTGAAGTGAAAGAGCCCCCAAACGGGGGAAGAGCCACGCTGGTAGATTAAACTACCCTAGAATCGCGTGAGAAGCTCTACGACTAGACGCGAGTAGACCTGCTAAGTTTAGCCATTGCTGAGCTTGACCGATACCCGGAATCTTGAAAACAAGATGCGGAATCGGCCAGCCTAGCTGGACATCACGAAGCACGTCGTCGCGCGTTATCGTAGAAGAGCCACCACCGCCAGACGTTGTAACTTCCCAGTTAGCGTTACCATGAGGGTCGAAAGAAGGAGACAAGAAGGTAGTCGTCCGACTAATCTTCTGTCTCTTCTCCGCCCAAATGAGATCGCAATTCCGGAGAGATACCGCGTCAATCACTTGGCCAATGTTGGCAAAGTAATCGGCGATGAAGGAGTACGGGATGAGCTCCCACAAAGTGGGAAGAGCATTCCCTCCAGAGACACCGAGGAGATCCTTGAGACCGGGGTTCCCACCCCGAACTCTGACCTGTCCGACGAATCGAACAGAACAGAGATCAACGATCTTCCAACGGCGTTTAATGGAGAATACCGGGTCGATTTCCCAATTATCCGCAAAGGGGCCAAGCATCACCTTGTGCGTACCCGAACCATAGATATCCCTACGGGATTCTTCGGTCTGGGTGCGCCCTAAGGTATCGCGAAGGCCATCAATGTCGGCTAATAAGGGACGCCAACCAAGACTGTACTCCAACCAAGTGTCTGCAACCGCATCCTTCTTCATCCTTTTGGATTTCTTTCCCTTCGCACGCTTTGTTGCGTCCGATAGGTAGTTATCCATGAGACGTCGAAGCGACTGCATCGGACGTTTAATCATCCGAAGTGTTTGAGCGAGTTCCCCCACAGACACAGCGCCCTGAAGGGCGCGCTGAGCTTTGAGGGCACGACCGTTAAACACTGACGCAGCAGTGGCGTGGGCTTGAGCTAGACCGGAAGCATCAGCGTTCGAAGGAACGGCTGATCCCGAATTGACGCCTAAAGCGCCCGTCCATATCTGTGTGACATAATCGTCGTACCCGGTCGGCACCTTCTTCTTGCAGAAGACAGTGCAGTGGCCGGATCCGCCGTTATATCTATACCGCGTACCGTACAAAGACGATGTTGCTTGCTCGCCGCGTTGAAGCTTACCTTTATAGTCAGGAACCGAGCCCGAGTGAGTCACAGTGTCGGAGGTCTCATTTATAATGGGACCGACCTTCATTGCAGCTCCAAGGAACCCGGAATCTGAGCCATAAAAGTAGCCGACGACGGCAGGCCAGTACAACGGATTGTAGGTAACACGGGTAGGCATAGATACTCCAGCTGCTCACCGATGAGTTAATCACCGAAACCTGCCAAGTCCGCACGAAGCGCTCGTTTCAGAGTGCGATCAGAAGAGACCGCAGAATTGCTTACGCAATGCAGGTTCAGCCTATAGCAGGCACGTTACGAAAGACCTCGAAAGAGGTGGCTGTCATAACATGATAGCT